GTCTGATCACGGGTGGACTGCGGAGTGGTAGTGGCAGTGCCAGCTGGAGTGGTGACCGAAAGGATGCGGGAGCTAGGACCAGCGGTGGTGTAATGAATGTGGAGAGTGAGAGAAAAAGAAGTAGCTCCAAGGCAAGAATACCCAATAACCAGATTGAGAGTGGGGGTGGAGCCACCAATGAGCATATTGAAAATCCAAGGAGAGGAAGTAGGGGGCATGAGAGGGGAACAGACATGCTCCTGAGGAAAGTAGGAAGAGACAGTGTGGGAAGCATGACCATATCGGGCGTTAACTCCGGCAATGTCATGAAGACCAGGGACAGAGGCGGAATCAGAAACGATGGCAATGGTGGCGACTGAGGCGTAATCACCATCAATATTGGTTGGGGTAATCTGCAATTCGACTTTCTCAAGAAGAATGGAAGAATACTGACCAATGGACTCGAGAAGGGCAGTCCAAGTGCCAAGATTGTAATGAAAGACACCTGCCACGTTCTGGTAATCACCGAGAGCGAAAGAACGGACATGTCCAGGCTGGGAGACGAGGCCGGGCAGGGAGAGAACGGAGGGAGCAGAAGCGGGAATGGTGGGAGCAATTGGTTGCGCACTCTGAGACGCGGTACCAACAGGGACAGACATGATGATTCAATAGAGATTTCGGGGGTGAAGAAAGATGGTTTATCGGGTTCAAGGTTCAGAGTAAAATTCCAGAGACAGTAGAACTCAACCCTAAAATTGTATGAACCCGACAAGAGTCACTCATCCGGAAAATCATCAAAGGAGGAGGGAGAAGAAGGAGTGGATGAATCAAACGAGGAAGATGGATTGGGGCCATCAGGGATGCTCAATATAGAAGAATTAAAGGAAGAAAGAGTATCAGGAGACAAGGGGGGAGCTACAGGGCCAGAGGGAAGAGGATTGGACATGAGAAGAGTGAGCATTTGAGCCTCTAACTCTTCCTCAGGAGAAAGGAAGGAGATTTGAAGTGTTTTCCGTTGGTAGGAAGGAAAACGCTCCGTGACTCGCAACCAAAGGGCACGGATACGAGAGGAAGTGACATGGGTAGAAAAGAAAGGGATCAGACGTCGATTCTGATGGAAAATGGAAGAGTTGGCAGAATGACAAGACTCTTCAAATGGGGAGAGATATTGATGAAGGTTTTCGCCGAGATCATAAGCGAAAGCATGCTCCAAGAAATAGGAAGAAAGAACCAAAGGGGCGGTAAGATTGGCGAAAGCATGATGAAGACGAGCTTGAACGAGGGCTGGATCCTTAAAGATACCGCGAGAAGTGAGACGCCAGGAACAAAAAGTAGGACGGTCAGATCGGATCTCTTTGGAAGTGAGAGAGAAAAGACGCTCGTACAGAGGCCAATCAGGACGAAGGGAAGG